TGGATGATGTAAAACAGGCTACTTTATTAAAATTATGGTGTTTAGCAAGTGAGTCAAATGGTGTTTTACCCAATGCCTTCGATATTGCTTTTCGTTTAAGAAAGCCTATTGCGTTTGTAGAAAAATTGTTAATGGAATTAGACACTTGGCTCATAAAACATGATGATGCACAAAAATTATATAGTAACTATATAACAGATAAGAGTAGAGATAGATTAGATGAAGATAAGATAATAAAAACATCCGTTAGGTTTGATGAATTTTGGAATGAGTACCCTAGCATAAGAAAACAAAATAAAAAAGGTTGTTTAGAAAAATGGAAAGCAAAAGACCTTGACTTGATAGCTGATAAAGTTATAGGATATGTAAAAGCTATGAAACAAACAAAACAATGGAAGGAAGGGTTCGTATGTGCGCCAGAGGTGCTTATCAACCAGGAGCGTTGGGAAGATGGCAATACGCCTAAAATTAAAAACGCATGGGATAATGCAAAATGAAACTAGATGAAATTATAGATAAGTTAACAGTAAGCAAAGAAACTATTACTGAATATTACAATTCAGGATATGGTACAAGTGAATTTAAAATAAAAGATACAAGTGTATTTACAGATGATGTAATAAAATACTTTGCACAAGAACTTAATTCTGGATATTCTTTGGGATGGGTAAAAACAGAAGAGGACTTTAGAGTGAGAAGATCTGAAGTAAGTGTAATAACGGGAATATCATCTCATGGCAAAAGTTTATGGCTGTCACAGGTAGTATTGTCTTTAATGGGGCAAGGTGCAAAATGTTTAATTGCTTCATTAGAAATGAGACCTGTATTAACTTTATCAAGAATGATACAACAAACTTTACAAACTACTGATCCTACTGACGACTTCATTAAAAAGTTTTGTAGCAGGGCTTCAGATAAATTATATATATACGACCAAACAGGCTCTACAACATCTGATGACATGATAGCAACAATGCACTATGGAAAACATGTTTTAGGTATTGATGTTTTTGTAATAGACTCATTAATGAAATTATCTGATGTATCTGAGACTGAGTATGAGCAACAAAAATTATTTTTAGATAGATGTGCAACAACATGTCGTGACTTAAATGTTCATTTGTTTTTAGTCTGTCATACCAGAAAAATGTTAAATGACGAAACTATCCCGGATGCTACAAATATTTTAGGCAGCAGTCATATTCGCAATTTAACAGATAATATTTTGTGTATTTACAGGGTGAAGTCTAAAGAGCGTGAAATTATGGATGGTGAAAAAACTGCAGAAGAACTTAAAGGAGTTCCTGACTGTGTAGTATACTTACAAAAACAACGTAACTATCCTGTTGAAGGAAGTTGGGGTTTTTATTTTGACAAAAAAGGTTTAAGATATATGGAGAGTCCAAGATGACAATTAACGACTTTATAAAAGAATGTAAAAAAGTATTTGGTTCAGATATACAATACAAGGCAACTTCTAAAGACGGACAAGTATTTAAAACGAAAGGATGGAAAGATGATACTAAAATTCAATTTGACCAAAATAAATTTGGAGAATTTAATAGCCAAATTAAGAGAACTAGACTTTAGCAAGATATACAAAGTGCAAATTACTGAGCGCAAACCTATTCGCAATTTATCTCAGAATGATAAATACTGGGCTATTCTTGAAGGTTTATCTGACCACCTTGGATACACTAAAGATGAACTGCATGAACTTTTAAAATACAAGTACCTCAAATATGCTAAAGAGATAGCTGGACAACCAGTTGTTGTTGTACCATCTACTTCTGACCTTGACACAGCTCAATTTGCAGAGTATATTGAGAACGTTCTTTCTTTTGCTCAACAATTTGGATGTTCATTTCAAGATGGTTTACCGCAACACTAAACTAACTAAACTTGTAAGAGAGCTTCCATGTCAAGTATGTGGCATACATTCAGAAACTGTTTGTGCTGCTCACAGAAATGAAGGAAAAGGAATGGGTATTAAAGTTAGTGACGCATTAATTGCAGCAATGTGTAGTACATGTCACTTTGAGCTTGATAATGGCAAGTCTTTAACAAAAGAAGAAAGACGTGACATGTGGAATAGAGCATTTATTGGCACTATGAAGTATCTCATTGAACATGAAATGATAGGAGTTAAATAATGGGTAAAGGTTCAGCACCAAGACCATATAGCGTAGACGCAGAAACTTTTGAAAGTAATTGGGATAGTATTTTTAAACGTAAACCACACGAAGGACAATTTGATGGCAGGAAAGTCACCGACACAACTAACGTTAGCGAAGCTCCAGAAGGACAATTACCCTCTAGTCCAAGTAGTGGAGAAATGGAATAGTTTTGGGCGTGTGCGTGTTGATTTGTTCGGCATAATTGATGTATTGGCAATTTCAGAAGAAGGTGATACAGTAGCCATTCAGACCACCAGCCTTACTAACGTAGGGGCTAGAATAAAGAAAATTAGTGATAGTGAAGCAATTAAACATATTAGAAAAGCTGGGTGGACTGTGTTAGTCCATGGTTGGTACAAAAAAAATAATAGATGGCATGTTAAAGAAGTAGACGTTTCTTAGGAGATAATATGGCAGCAAACTGTCAAGCAACATACAACGTACATGGTAAAATATTAAATACAACACAGTTACGTAAACGCATTATGGAAATTATTGGTGATAAGAAATTAACCATAAGAGAAATTGAAGAAGCATTAGGCTTTCCACATAAACGTCTTATGTCTATTATGACTGGAATGTCAGCTAACCACATTGTACTTATGGAAAAGTTAAACAATAATAAACGCTTTGCAGTTTACTATAACCATCCAAAGTCAATGCTTCAAAACATATTTCATCCATTACCTAAAGGCTATGAAAATATGCAAGGTAAAGTTTATACAGAAAAGCATACAAAACACAATGAACGTATAAGAACACCGTATGAGACATTTAATTTTAGTTCAATGTATAACTTAGCAGAATGATAGATACTAACCGTTTATTAGAACTATTAGATCTATGGGCTTTATGGATGAAGTCGGATAATCATAAGCTAGGTTTTCCGTCTAAAAGTATAGGCATGTATTCAGGGGGTGAGTCAACTGTTGACTCATTTGCAGAGATGGTGGAAGCTCAAGACATGGCTAATATACGCACGCTAGACGCCATAGTGCATAGTTTACCTAAAGAACAACAGGAAGCTATATACGCTAGGTATTTAGACGCCAAAAAGCCACTTGCATACCCATATAAATTAGAACTAGCATTAGATAATATGCTCACTATCAGTTCAAAACGTATAAATGCTTGACAAACAGAAAAAACATGATATAATACACGCATAGGGACAACTATTGTCCAAAGAAATGTAACTCTCCATCTAGCCCTGTTCAACCAGGGCATTTTTTTATGAAACTCTCCGTATGTAATGAATGTGGTCAGCCCTTTGACTACACAGGATACGACACGTGTCCAGAATGTAAGACAGATACTTTTATCAAGTTAAGGAATGACAATGAAGAAGCCAACCACAAAGACAGGCAAAGTAAAGAAAGTTTCAAAGGTAATGAAGGAATTTAAAGCAGGTACACTTCATTCAGGTAAAAAAGGTCCAGTAGTTAAGTCTAAAAAACAAGCTGTAGCTATTGCACTTAGCGAAGCTGGTATGTCTAAAAAGAAAGGTAAATAATTATGCCAATGGTCGGAAAAATGAAGTTTGCTTACACCGAAAAGGGTAAGAAAGAAGCTAAAGAATACGCTAAGAAGTCAGGTAAGAAGATGGCAGCTAAGCCTATGAAAAAGGCAGCTAAACGTGGCAAATAAGCCAGGTCTATACGCTAACATTGCAGCCAAGAAAGCTAGAATTAAAGCTGGTTCTGGTGAGAAGATGCGCAAAGTAGGAAGTAAAGGCGCACCGACTGCCAAAGCATTCAAAGAGTCAGCAAAAACAGCTAAAAAGAAATGATCAAAAAAGGTAAAGAAACATTCTCAGGTTATAATCAACCTAAGAGAACTCCAAGTCATCCTACTAAGTCACATGCAGTATTGGCTAAAGAGGGTGACAAGGAAAAACTTATACGCTTTGGTCAAAAAGGCGTATCAGGTGACAAAACAAATACAGATAGAGCAAAGTCTTTTAAAGCAAGACACGCTAAGAACATTGCTAAAGGAAAAATGAGTGCCGCTTTTTGGGCAAACAAAGTAAAGTGGTAAAACTAGATATATATGTAGGATATGATGGCAAGGTAGAACCAATTGCTTATCATAACTTTTGCCAGTCAGTTATAGA